CCTGGAGCGAGGACATGAACAGGCGCTTGCCGTCCACAGCGATGGGCGGGGTGACGCGAATGCGCTCGATGGTCTCGCCGTCCTCGGTATAGGCCGACTCGTCCAGCCGGTAGAGCTTTCCCCCCGCCCCGACGAGGTGCATCCCGTTGAATCGCGCGTAGCACTGTGCGCGCCAGCGGCCCATGCCCCAGGACTTGCGCCTGTGCCAGCCGCCCGTCGCCGCGTCGAAGACCCACGTCACGTCGGCGGTCGGGAAGGTAAGCACGAAGTAGGTGTGCCCGCCCTGGGTGTAGGTGAAGGCGAAGGCGTCATCCCAGCGAGCGTACTGCGAAAGCAGATACTCCATGGGGCGCGTGGAAATAATCTGGGGGGCGTAGCCTGCGGCCCTGACCACCTGGCCTTGGTCGGTGAGCCAGATCACGGTGTTGTCCATGGCCACGACGCTGGATCTGGCCGCGCAGCCGAGTTCGATGAACGCCCCCGAAATGCGGTCGAACGGGAAGGCCGGCGGGGCCGCGCCGGTGTCGTACCAGACCTCCGTGCTTTCCTCGCCGAACAGCCAGACTTCGCGGTGGCTCACGGTCAGCGAGACGAGCTTGTCCGGCTTGCCCTGTGCCGTGGCCCAGGTGAGGCCGTCCCAGGTGGTGCCGTCGTAGAGCCCCGAGAGAAACCACTGCTCGCTGTCAGGCTTGAGCACGGCGAAGTAGCCGTCCACGAAGGCGACGGACGCGGCCCCGGGGAAGTTGTCGTCCACGATCTTGGCGAACGCTCCCGTCTCCAGGGTGAGCAGGTAGCCGAACGTGCCGTCCGCGATGAGCAGTTCCAGGCCGTTCGTCGCCATGGAAACGGGGCCGGTGGGCACGTCCAGCGCGCCCACCGCCACAACCTCCCCGGCCGTGGACACCCGGTAGAGCGTCGAGGCGCAGACCGCGTAGAGGTAGTTGTCCGCGCACTTGATGATCCCGCGCATCTCCCCTCCGCCGGCATCCAGGGTCACCAACAGCGAGAGCCCTGGGGTTCCGACCAGCGCGGCCTTCGACTTCCCGCCCATGTCGTCCGTCTCGACCATCAGGTTGACCAGGTCCTGGCCATCCCAATAGGAGGAGCGGCCCTTGTAGCAGGGGCCCACAAACGGGATGGCTACCACTGGTTCCTCCAATCCCCGTAGCGGCGCGAGATGGAGCCCACGAGGTCCGTGGCCAGGCTGGGAATCTCCTTGGCGTGGTACTTCACGATGGCGTTGAGGCTGGTGTTTGCGGATGCCGCCAGTTCGGCGGACGCGGACGCCCCAAACTCAGGGGCTACCTCGATGGCCAGGTTGAAGACCAATGCCCGCTCGTACTCGGCCGGGAGATCCATGACTGTGTCGAGGCTGGCGAACGAGGTCATTGGGTCCCAGCGCTGGAGCGTGACCGTGTAAGGCGTGGCCGGGACAGGCCAAAAGTAGACGGACAGGGGAGTCATCTTCTCGTTCCACCAGAGAAATATCGGCCTTCCCGTGGTGGTCTTGTCCGGGATGGCGAACCAGTCTTCACGGGGCAGGGCCGCGACGGGGTAGTCCGTGGACCCGTCCAGAACCGTGGAGTCCAGAACGCGCATGGGGCGCGACGTGAGCGTGATGGGCGAGGCCCCGGCCGTGACGACCTCCTGGTTGATCCTGGGGACCAGCAGGCTCGACGTGGACCAACTGGCCAGCATGGCGTTGAGCGCCAGCAGCGCGTCGGCGGCTTCGTCCGCCCGGGGCGTCTCGCCGGAAGCGAGCACGCCCAGCTTGCGCATGGCGGCGGTGATGATCGTCCTGGCCGTGGCCATGGCCTAGGCCCCCATGCCGGACAGGCGCTGGCGCACCAGGTCTTGCAGCGTTTCGAGCTTATACTTCGGGCCAAGCTTCATCCCTATGGCGCGCCCGTAGGCCATGAGCGCCTTGAGGTCATTCCACTGCGCGTCCGTCGGGGGCTCTGGCTGGGGGACGTCCACGGCCCCGCTCACAACGGCGCGCTCAAGAGGGGTCACGGGCATGTCCACGACGCACACGTAATCGCCAAATCCCGCGGCCCTGGCCTTTGCCTCTTCTCCTGCGTCCTGGCACAGCCGAGGGAGGATCCCGCCCCCGGCGTACAGCATCTTTGGATATTCCAGCCTGACCTTCATCCTCGCCTCCTTTTGTGGGCGGGCGGGAGAAATCTTCCCCCGCCCGCTTTGGATTACTGCGTGATGCGCACCGCGTGCCCCCAGCGCAGGACCACGGGGTCCGCGTAAAGCACGTCGATGCGGGTGTTTTCGGCGTCGTTGGTGAAGTCGCCGCCGGTCATGACCCGCAGGCTGATGCCGTTCACCGTGGCCGTGTAGCCCTCGCAGCCCTGGACGATGGGCAGGGGAACCACGGCCGAGATGATGGAGTCCTTGTGGAAGGCCAGGTTCTGCCTGTATCCGGTGCTGGCCGCCCCCACGAAGGTCAAGGCCGCGCCGTTGCCGGGCAGCGCGGAGACGGTCTTGTCCGGCCCGGTGGCCTTGATGGTCGGGCTGATGGTGATGGTGGCGTTGCTGGAGGCGTCGCCGGTGGCGTTGGCGGTGGCCACAAACTGCTGCAGGTGCCCGTAGGACTCGCCGGTCAGCGGGTGGACCGCGTAAACGCCGTCGATGGTGAAAACGGAGCCGGCCGTGATGGTAGCGCCCTCGGTTACGTGGTCCACATCGAGCTCGGACCCGGACTGCCCGGCGCCGTAGACGGTGATCCCGGTCACGTCCGCCCCGTTGGTGTGCAGGGGGACGGACAGGCACTCGTAGAAGTCCATGCCCATGGCCGCGCCGATGATGCCTTGCTTGAAAGCCTTGCTCGCGTCCGCCACCGGGTTGAACAGCTTGCGGGACTCGTCCACGAGTTCCACGTTCTGGTCGGAGGTGATCAGGCACGTGCGCATGCCCCCGGGACACAGGTTGGAGTTCAGCCGGGCCTGGGCTTGATTGAACGTCTTCAGGGTGGAAGGCAGGCTGCCGGCCGTGCCGATCACGCCGGGAATCTGCTTGTAGGTCTTCTTCAGCATGTCGGCCTGGACCACGGCTCCCAGGGTCTGGATGGCCGGGCGCAGGATGCGCTCCTTGAACTGGGTGATTTCCATCACGCGCTCGATGGAGGAGAACGCCAGGCCCACGTGCTTCTGGGTGCTCACGCGCAGGGTCTTGCTGGTCTCCTGGAAGCCCTGGGCGGTCCCGCCCTCGGCGAAGACGTTGCCGTCGTACACCACGGGCACGGGCGGGATTTTCACGGTCACGCTGTCGCCGGACTTGTACCCCGCCGTTTCCTTGGCGATGTCTTCCTTGCGGTCGGTGTTGATGTTGGAGAGAAAGCCGCCTTCCTCGATCAGCATCGCGGCCGCCTCGCGGGCGATCTGCTGGTGGGTGAGAATGTTGTTGGCCATCTTGTGTTACCTCTTGGCCGCGCCGGTTCTGGCCCGCTGCTGCTCGGCGTACCACTCGGAATCCGACATTTTCGCCGGGTCCTTGCTGGTTCCGCTTCGTCCCTGCACCGGGTTCACCGGCGGCGGCGCTTTGGTGGGTTTGTGGGTCTTGGCCTGCTGCTCAATCATGCCTTGCAGCCTGGCCATGGCCTTGATTTGCTGGATGGGGTGCAACCCGGCGATGCGCGCGGCCTCGTCGGGCTTCTTGACCAGGTAGGCGATCACGTCCGGGGCCGCTGCCTCGTCGCGGATGGCGTCCACCATGGGCAGCGTGAAGGCGATCCCCCCCTTGTCCGGTGGGAGAAACGCCTTTTCGAACTCCTGCCCGTACTTGGCGGAACCCTTCTCGAACACGTCATAGCGCCAGGCCTCGTCCTTCTCGGCCTGGGCCTGGGCCTGACGCTGCTGCTCGCGCTGCCGCTCCCGGCTGTCCATCTCGCGGTCGATGTCGCGAAGGGCCACCTCGCGCAGGTATTTGCGCTCGGCCTCGCGGAACGCTGCATCGTCCTGGAAGTCGTCCCACTTGGGCGGCTGGGGCTCGTCCTGCCCCTGGGGCTGGGCGGGCGGCTGATCCTTGCTGGCCAGCTTGGCCTCCAGGGCCTCCACCTTGGCGGCGAGGTCGGCCTTTTCGCCCTCGGCCATCCGGACCTTGCCGGTCAGCTCCGCGAAGCGTTTGCGCAGCCCGTCGGGCGCGGGCTTCTTGTCCTGGCCATCACCCTCGGGCTTTTCGCCTTCGGGCTTGTCCTCGCCCTCAATGGGCGCGGTGCTCTCGGGCTCGCGCCCGGACTCCGGGGACGACGACTCCCCGGCCTGGGTCTCCAGGTTTACGTCAGCGGCCGCCGGTTCGCCCCCGGCGTCGGGCGTTGTGGTTTCGATGCTCGTGGTTTCCTCGGACATGGTGCGCCTCCTAGGCGGATATTCCCGGCATGGGCCCGGCCGGTGCGGGTTGTATGGGCTGCTGGGGCGGCATGGCCGCGCCCTGGGCCTGCGTCATGGCGTAATCAGCCGTGTCCACGCTGTGACGGGCGGCGTTGAGCTCGGCCACGTCGGCATCGGCGTCGGCCTTGCGGGCCTGGGCGGACGCGAGCCGCGCCCTGGCTTCGGATAGGGGATCGGGTTGCTGGGGTGGAGCCTGTTGGCCCAGGGCCTGCGGAGGCATGAACGCCTTGACCCGCTCCGCGATCTTGTCGGCGTTGGGGAAGTTCATGCCCTCGGCCACCAGGTCGAGGATCATCGGGGCCAGGGCCGGGACGGCGCGGATCATCTCCAGCATGGCGTCGGCCGCCTCCAGGCGCTGTGAGGCGTAGGAAGGCCCGGCCGTGACCACGGCGTCGTACTTGCCCACGGAGAGGTCGCGCATGCGCAGGTCGCCCAGGGCCTGGTTGACGACCACCTGGGACTCTGTCCCGTCTTCACCCCGGACGCGGATCACGCGCTGGGTGTCGTAGTAGTGCGGGATCAGGTCGATCAGGACTTTCGCCAGGCAGCGGATGGCCCGCGTGAGGTTGTCCATGAACGTGTAGTTGGCCTTGTCCGTCTGGGCCTGGCGCGCGTTGATGGCCCGGCCGGACTGCTCGTTCCCCTGGTTGCCCAGGGCGGCGTCGAAGATCCCCGTGGTGGCCTTCATGTCGTCCACGGACTGCTGGGCCTCTTCCACCACGCCCGTGGGGATGGGCGGCGGCGCGATGCGCTGGGGCATCGGCTGGCCATCAATGTGGTTGTAGGGGAGGTACGCCTTGGCCCGGCGGTTTGCCGTAGCCCACTCCCCCTCGTAACCCGCAATCTGTTCGCTTGTGGTCAGCCATGGGGCCTTCGGCGCCAGGGCCAGGAGCTCGGCCCACTTGCTGCGGGAGTAGTTGTAGAGCTGCTGCGCGCCTTTGGCGTGGCGGATGAGGCCGGACCAGTGTTGAACCCCCTCGACATCCTGGACCTTGGGATCCACGTGGACGAACGGAATGTGGCGGCCTGGCCACTTCTCCGGGCCTTCCAGGACCTGGGAGCCGGTCAGCTTGCACCAGTAGACCATGGGACGCTTGACCTTCCTGGTTCTGGGGCGGCCCTGGTCGTCCACGGAAACGCCGACGATGGCGGCCGCGGCGTCCACCTGCTTCAACTCTTCCTCGTCCACGACCGTGCCGTCCTCAAGGAGAACGATGGTCGCAGCCTTCTCCTCGATCCACCAGTATTCGGCAACGCGCACCGTCTCGTCCGTGCGCCAGTCGTAGTCGATGGTGCCCTCGTCGTTCCCCCACTCGCCCGAGGCGTCCGGGAACTCCCTCTCGAACTCCTCTTTGCGCATGAGGTCGGAGATGAGAATCCAACGCCGGTCGCTTTGATCCGGTTCGCGGATGAACGGGTCATCAGCCACGGCAAACGAGTTCCAGATGGGGCGGATGAGCAAGTCCTGCTCGAAGGCGTCATCGGATGCGTAGCGGGCCAGGACTCGCAAATATCCTCGGTACCCGGCGGCAACGGCGATCTCGCCAGCGTTGTCGTAGGCGACATCAGCCATGGAGACGTACTCGATGTTGCGAATCAGGCCGCTCAGGATGTCCGCGACCTCCTTGTCCGCCTTGTCGTCTGCAGCCGTCACCTTGATGGCCGGCCGGTTCATGCGCAGTTCGTTGACCACCTGGGCCACGAACGCGGGCATGCGGTTGATCGTGATGCAGGGCAGGCCCTCTGCTTCGCGTTCCTTGCGCAACGCCGCGTCCCACTGCTCGCCGTTGAGGAATTTGAGGTCTTCGACGGCCGCCGTCCTGTTATCGCGGTTGGCGTCCATGGCCAGACGCCAGCGCTCTTTCGCCAAACGCAAGACTTCTGCCTTGTCCATCTAGGCCCCCATCCAGGAGTTTGACCCGTGGTAGACGGGGCGGTGTTCGACGGGCTTGGGCTTGGTCTTGGCCTTGGACAGGTCCATGACGCCGTAGCGCGTGCAGTCCATGAGGTGGTCGTTGTCCTTCACCACGCGGCCCTTTTCGTCGCGACGGTACAGGCGGTACTCCTGGAACCAGTCCTGGCAGGACCGGAACACCTTGAACCTGCCCGTGGTCATGCGTTCCCAGACGGCGAAAATCCCGGCCTCCACGTCGTTGTCCGCGCTGGTGAGCTTGAGCCCCAGGCCGACGTAGATGTCCTTGAGGCGCGATCCGTCACGCTGGTTGGCCCCGGCGCTGGCCGGGTCGATCACGCCGGGAATCCAGTCCCCCCGCTGCTTGACCGCCTGGGCGTGCACGGCGGGCTCGGCCTGGCCGCGCTTGTATGTGCCGCAGACGTGCACCACGTCGTTTTCCCGGTCCCAGGCCAGCCACGCGGAGGCCGTGGCCCTCCAGCCCACATCCAGGGCGTAGAGTCGCGGCCAATGCTCGGGGATGGCGAAATCGTCCTCAAGGATGTCCTCTTCCGGGATGGGGTAGATGGCCCCGGAACCCAGAGCCGGGATGCCCTTGGAGCGCGCGTCGCGCATGTGCGGCGGCATGGCCTTGAGCATGTCCGCCTTGTCCTGTTCGGACAGGTGCGGCGCGTCATCCCACGTGGCCATGGTGACGCTTTTCCCCGCCGGGTTGCGCCCGTCTGGCAGGAAGGACAGCACGACCTCGGAGAGGCCCAGGAGGGGCGTGAACGTGAGCATGACGAGCCCATTGGTGGTCATGGTGCGAATCAGGCACTCGCCGTACACGTCCATCGGCGGCTCTTCGTCCAGCCAGATGATGTCTTGCTCGGTTCCCTGGAACGCTTCGCGGCCCTGGTCGTAGCTCTTGAATCCCAGCACGGAGACGCCGCCGGTGACGTGGCGCACGCGCACCGTCTCCACGAGGTCCGGCACGTTGCCCGCCCGGCGCTTGGTGTCCACGATGTCGTCCCCGGGGATGAGCCCGGTGCCGAAGTCGCCCACCTGGCCGAGAAGCTTGAATTGCAGGATGTCGCGCACGGTCTGCGAAGTGTCTCCGGCGGCCCAGGCCTTCACGGGCTTGTCAAAGCGGCGACCGGCCCACCAGTCCGGGTAGCGCCCGGTCAAATGCAGGGCCAGCTCGTAGCCCCCGGCGCCCTCGGTCTTGCCCACGCGGTTGGCGGCCATGAACAGGCGTTCGCGCTCAACGGCCCCGGCCTCGAAGAACGCCAGGTGCTTGACGTAGAGCTCCCGGCGAAGCGGGCCTTCGTCGGGGAACATGCGGAAGAGACGACGCCTGGACTCCCGGCGCGCCCTCTCTTCAAGCAGCAGGGCCAATTCCTGCTTTGTCGAGAAGCTGCTGGATTCTGGCATCAAGGTCAGCATCCGAAAGTCCTTTGACGGTGTGCTCGATCGTGCCCGAGTGCTCCACCTTGTCGTTGAACATGCCGAGGTGCTTGCCCAAGAGGTTCAGCGCGCCCAGCTTGTCGTGCATCTTCACCCGCTGGGACCCGCCCTCTTTGGTGACGGTTTCGGCCACCTCGGCGAGCGCCCGGCGCTTCTCGGGGTCGAGGCTGGCGCCGTCTTTCATGCGCACGCCGCCGGGCCCCCATTCCACGAACTCGGCCAGGTCCCCGAATGCGATGAGCGACAGCTCTTCGAGCACTCGGGCCTGGGTGATGCCCGTGCGTATGCTCAGCTTGTCCATGGCCTCCTTCAGCGCCGCAGCCATCTCTGGCTCCCTGAGAGCCTGGTGGGATTTCGCGTGTGCCCAACTTGCGGAGTACCCGGCGCGCAACGCGGCTTTCTCCGCATTGCAGTCCACAAGGTACTCCTCGATGAGACGTTGGCGCTTGGAGGTGAGGACCATGGCTATTCCCTGTCCTCCCCGTCGCTCGGGGGCATGGAGACGAACCGCACGGCCTTGATGGTGGGGACTCCCTCGACGATGGCCTTGGCGACGCGGTGCCCGCCGTCCATGATGTCTCCATCAGGGCTTAGGATGATGGGGTACGAAAGGTCTGCATCCAGCACGCGCGCCACGTGCGAGGCCAAGCCTTGGATGCTGTCAGTGCAGCAGAACATGGAATATCCCGTGCGCAGTGCGGCCGCGGGGCAATCGAACACAGGCAGGCCTTCAGCGTGCCTCCACAGATTGACGGCCAGCCAGAATCGACCGTCCGCAACGTAGCGGTTGCGGGTCGGGTCCATCCTGGGAATCTGGATAGCGAGTGCGCCCATGGCTACTTGCTGTCCGTCTCCAGGATGGTTTCGATCCTGGTGATGCGGTTGCCGTGGTCATCGATCTTGGACCACTGCCGAGCACTGTCCGCTTCAGCCTCAGCCTTGCTTCGGTAGGTCTTGGCGAGGGAAAGCTGGCAGGTATTCTGATTCTCGACCAACCGCTCGATGATTTTCTCCAACCGGTCGATCCAGCGCTTCATGAAGAACGCCAGCAGCCCCAGAAGGGCCGGGTACGAAATGAGCGCCAGGGTGGCGATGGCGTCCACGCTCGCCCTACCTCGCCACCAGAGCGTTGATGGCGACGGGCCCCACCACGCTCACAGCGGTGGACAGGACCGCCCGGGCCGTGGCCCAGGCCTCGGACGTGCTGGACGCTCGCGCCGTACCCAAACTGGCCTTGTAGCTGGAGACGGCGGCCTTGAGCTGCGAGATGACTGGAGCCACCTGGGCGTCGATGGCCGCGGCGTTTTCCGGGTGCGCGAGCTTGGCGGCCTCGGCGGACGCTTGCACGTTGTCGAGGCTGGACTGCAGGTAGGCCAAGGCTGCGTCATGCTGGGCCGGGTCGATGGTGGTCTGGCCGCCGGGAGCGGCAGCGCAGCCGGCAGCGCCAAGGGCCAGGCAGCCCGCCAGGGACAGGAGCAGCGCCTTCTTCCCGGGCTTCACCCGCAGGGACACGCCCTTGTCCGTGAACAGGCGCAGCAGTCCGTTGCCTACGGCGATGATGGCCGCCTGGATGGACGGATCAAACCACGACGCACCCTCCGTGGCCTGGACGGCGATCAGGATCAGACACACGGCGTTGTACCACAGGGCTTTGGACGCGAAGGGGCTTTTCATGGCGATGCTCCTTGCCAGGGGGTAGAGGTGCGGGTGGAGGATGGATTCGAGGCGACGCGACCAAATGCGGGATTCGAGCTTGCTCAATCCGGCGTCGCGCAGGCGGCAGTACAAGGCGGCCCCGTTGCAAACGTGCTGGACGGCCGGGGGCGGGCAGGCCGCGCGCATGTCAGCGCTCTTGGACGCAGACCTTGCGTCCGTTTGGGCCATCCACGATGTGCAGCATGGGCTGTTGCCCCTGACTGTCGGTGCCCCAGCAGGTTGTCAGGCGCTGCCCGTACGGCGTATCTCGGACCGCTGACCCGATCAGCCGCTCACCGGGGACCCCATTGAACGTTTTCGAGCAGGGGATGCAGCATCCGGACAGGAGCAGGCAGAGGGCGAGCGCGCGGATCACGGCCAAACCCCGCCGCAGGCTTTGAGCACCTTGTCCACGTAGCTCTGATTGGCGAACTGCTTTCCGTCCATGCGCGGGCTCCCCGCGTTGTAGGCGGCCACCACGCCGGGCCAGCCGTGCATGGACAGGTAACGGTTGACCAGGCTCCGCAGGTAGCGGCAGCCCGCGTCGATCCCGGCCTCGACGCGGGTCAACTCGGAGAGAAACACGCCCTGAAACCCCACGCTGCGCGCCGTTTCGCCCATGACCTGCATCAGGCCCCAGGACGTGGCCCGGGCCTGGCGCTCGGTGTCCAGGGAGCAGGGGGCCTTGGCTTTGACGGAGGGGTTGTCGCGGACGTAACGGGAGAAGAACGCGGGCTCGTAGCGGATGGCGAAAGGGTTGCCCCCTGACTCGACGGTGATGATCGCCATGACGAGCCGGACCGGGAGCCCGTATTTTTCGGCGATCTGTGTGGCTTTGGCCCTGATGTCGTCGGTGATCATGGCCGGTCCCGTAGACCGACCTTTGCCGAGGAATCTGGCGATTTTCTCGGCAATCTACATCGTGCGGGAGAGTTTCTTCGCGGCGTCCTCGACGGCCCGGACGGTGTCCTCGCTCACACCCCACCTTGCCCCCACGGCTTCGTACTGCCCAGGCCTGCGCTCCAGGTCCGCCAGGATGGCCGAGTCCCGCACGGCCCGGCGCAGGACAGCGTGCGTCAGTGGGCCGTGCTGGGCCACGTGGGCCTCCAACCGCGCCAGCAGGTCGCGGGGCATCTCGTGGGCGATTTCGACTGATCTCATGCCGTGTCCTCCTTCATCAGCCTGCGCGCCCTCCGCACCAGGACGGCGATGGTGTCCATGATTTCGGCCATCTCGCGCGCACCGTCGCCCACGGCCCACTCGGCATGGGCCTCCAGCAGTTCAGACATGGCCACGTCGTAGGGGCGCGTGCCCAAGCCCTCCGGGTGCTTTGCTTCGGCCCTGGCCACGGCCACGTCGATCATGGCGAGGAGGCGGGGATTCACAGCTAGGCTCACAACCCACCCCACTCCGCAATCGCCCGCACAGTCATCCCGGCCAGCACGACGCTCTGCACAGCCAAGCCGTTCATGCCCTTGGTCACCGCCACCACCAGCCACAGCCCCTGTGCCGCCAGCATGAGCCACTGCCCGGCCACGTCGCGGCTGCCGATCAGCCACACGGAGACCAGGACAAGCCCGGCGGCCAGGAGCTCGGCCAGCCGCACGCGCGTAGTGGTGTCCATCGCGTGCCTGAGCATCACGCCAGCCTCCCTTGTGCCTGCTTCACCATGATCCGGACTTCCGCCCTGGCGTTCCCGGGGTCGGCGTCCATGCGCTCGACCGTGAGGCGCGAAAGCTGGCCATCGTCGCACCAAACGCCAGCCTTGGTCAGGGCGTCGAGCAGAGCCTTGCTGTAGTTGTCCACGTCGCGGGTGCGGCGGTCAGGAGGGAATAGGGCCACGGAGACCACCAAGTCCCCGCCAAGACGCATCCGGGCCAAGCCCAAGCGCAGGCACAGCCTTTCGACCTGCTTGGCGTACTCGCGTCCCTCCTGGCTGATCAGCACAGCGGCGCGCATCTTTTGCCCACCTTTGGCCGGGATGATCACGTTGCGCCAGTAGCCGTTGACGCTGGGAGGGAAAGGCAGCGCGATCTCGATAAGCCCATTCGCACGCGCGTGAGCCTGTCCGCCGGATGTCGCTGTTCCGCCAGCCAGATGCGCTGGCAGTTGGGCCGCGGTCATGTGTTCCTGTGCCATGTCCGACTTCCTCCTACCCAGCTATGCCGCGCGCCTGTGTTGAGTCAGAACGGCCTGGAAACACAGTCTCCCGTTGATCTGCTCGATGCCCCTGGCCTCGTGGACGTAGCGTTTGGCGTAGTCCGCGGCGTCTGCTCCATGGCGGAACACGACGTAGCCGGCGCGCTCGAGCTGTTCCTGGGTCCTGGAGCTGCCGAGGGCTGGCTGGCAGTGCCCGCAGGGGCAGGCTGCGGTGTAGGCCATCCTGGCGCTGGGGTAGATCATCACGGCGTGCAGCTCACCGCCCGTGCATTTGTGGCATCCGCGATCCTCGTGGGCTCGCTTTTCGGGATGAGCCTGGAGCCACGAGGCCCACAGGGACCGGAAATCACGAACCCAGTTGCGAGGGAACGATTCCATGTCCAGCAGCCGCGAGAGAATCCAGGGCACGGCCTCGTCGGGGATGCCCTTGACGGACTCCCAAGCGTCGTCCTTGACGGCGTCCAGCGGCATCCGCTTCTCAAACCTGCCGTAAAGCCGTTCGATCACGCTCTGAAACACGTTTGGGGTCATTGCACTTGCTCCTTGTTTCGCTCCTCAGGTGGAACCCAGCCGGCCATGGAATCCCGGCGTTGGGGGGAAGCCCTTGCCGGCCTGGCGTCGTAGTTCCCCTCGAGGACCTTGAGCATGTTCGCCGGGTTGAGGAGCCAGTCCCACCCGGCGGTCCATCCTCGCCCGTTGTCTCCCAGCAGGTGCGGACAACCTGCGACACGGGAGAAATACCCGTCCCACCACTCGGGGCTCTGCCTGGACTTGTCCTCGGTCCAGCGTGCCCGGAGATGGCCTCGGCGGGTTTTGTTGAGCATCTTGACCCTGGGCAGGGTCGGGAGGCGCATGTGGTAGGCCTGGATGATTTCGGATTCGGGGATGCCTGGATGGGCAGGCTCGGGAGAGTCGGCCGGCGCAGCCGCCGACGAGAGACCGAAGGTCTCTAATTCTTCTTCTTTCGGTTTAGGAGAAGGAGAAGGAGAAGGGCATTGCTTGGGTATGCTAGGAGCATTGCTCGCGGCATGCTCCAAGCATGTTTGGGCATTCCCCCAACGCGACCGGGCAGCCGCTGAAGCCTTCTCACTCCTCGCTTTTGCATGCACCGCGTATTCGTTGTGGTCGGTCCAGTCATGGACTGAAAAGGACCCCGGCTCGCCTTCAAGCATGCGGAGATCGAGCAGTGCGGACACGAACAGGCCCTTTTCCCCGTTCCACCCGGCTGCAATCTCCACGTCTTCCTCGTCCATACTCCCCAGATTGCCATCGGGCTTGTTGGCCGCAACAAATCCCCACAAGCGCATGAGGTGCCAACAGGCTTTGTCACCGCACCGGCGCATGAGTTTGTGCGTCTTGGGATGGTCGGCGAACGTGATGGCTACGCGAAAGTCCTTGTTCACGGCCTCCACTCCTCAAGGGTCTTCGCCCCCTTCGACCTGTTACATCCAATGCAAGACGTCACTAGATTTGCGTCTTCAGTTAATCCTCCCCTCGAAACAGGCATGATATGGTCGCATTCCAGCCTCCCGCCCCTTTTCCCGCAGTACACGCAGGTGAAATTGTCACGCTCGAAAATCCTCTTCCTCATTCGCGCCCATGCGAGGCTGAAAACGCCAAGAGCCCTATGCCAATTTTCACCGCCTTCCCTTTGCGGCTGCGACTTCGCCCACGACGTGATCACCCCGGCAGAAATCATCCCCTTGGCCTCAAACGCCGCCATGATGGCGCATGCCGCCCCGTCAGGCAGGTCCAGGCTGGCGTCTGCCGTCTCGCAGTCGTAGCCCTCGACGCTCCCCCGCGGGGATGCCGCAGAGGCACGGCAAAGGAGCTGCGTCCACACGGCCAGGGCGTCAGAAGCGCGCACGCCGGGGACGGACGCCGCGGCGCGCTTGGCAATGACGCGGAACTTGGGGTCATCCCCCATGTCCTCGTAGACCCGGAGCCAGTGCCCGCGAGGTTCCATCAGTCGTACACCGCTTCGAACGGTTCCGGCACGACGATCCCGCCTCTCGCCCAAGGGGCCGACACGGGCTCTGTGCGCTGGTGCTTGCGCAGGTAGGCAATTTCAGCACGCGCTTCGGCCAAGAGCTTCTTGGCGCCCTGCAACTCTGCCCGTAACGCCTTGGCATCTTCCTGCGCCTCGCGGTGGGTCTGCATCGAGAGCGACCGCTGTTCAGCCTGGGCGCATCCACACGACACGACCTGTCCCCGGCGCAGGTGCACGCGTGAAACGTATTTCGATCCGCCGCACTTGCAGTCGCAAAGCCACAGGCGGTTGCCTTGGGCGTCGCGCTTCGCCGAGAGCTTGCGCACCTTGAGCCGGCCGAACGTGTAGCCGGTGATGTCTCGCGGGAGGATGTGGGGATCTGTCATGGCCGTCCCCGCCCATTGTCCGGACGCTCGGGAACCGGCTGGCCGCTTGATACGGCCTCGGTCAATATGTCGTGGTCGATGTTGATCCCGGGCTGTAGAAGGTCGATCATGTGCGGATTCGAGGTCAGCGTCGGAAGTGCAAGGGCGATGGCAGCTCGGATTATGTCTGACTTGTTGCGTCCGGTCGCACCCTGCGCCTTGAGCAACTCCATGTGCTGCTCCGTGGTCGTGTCCAGGCGGATAGGCTCCACCATGCGCACCGGGCGCACGGAAAAGCTTTCGCTTTCCACTCCAGCTAGTTCCACAGCGTCCGGGTGCGGCCCCTCACCGCGCAGCCATCTCAAAATCGTGTCCTTCATGCAGGTGTCCCCATGCAGATCAGCGTGACGTTTCCGGCGGGGCCGTCCGGCCCGCTGGCGTTGGTGCGATTCAAGGAGCCGGGCAAGCGCCCGGATTTCCGCTCCCTGCCCCTCGGGGGCACGCCGGCCGAAAGCGTGGAGGACGTGGAGGCGTTCATCCTGGCGCACCTTGAGGACGGCGGGTGCTGGCAGGGTTGGCTGTGGGAAACGTGAATTTCATGCGCATGCCCTTTATTTCCGCCCCTCCTCCCGGTATTGGGTTGGTGCCACCCAAACCCAAACCGAGAGGAGAAGCGAAATGTCCGTTCTTCTTGTCACGTACGACCTCAACAGACCCGGGCAGTCTTACACGTGCATCTACGAGAAATTAAAAGACTTCCCATATGCAAAACTGTCAGAGTCATCATGGGCCATACAGACCGACAAACACCCCCAAGCGATTTGGGAGCTTCTGTCTCCGTGTCTCGATGCCAACGACAGCCTGTTTGTCATTACCCTTTCGCAGCCATGGTGGGGTCGGTCGAAGTACCCGGACGTTCTCCCATGGTTACAGGCTGCCCTGTAGAACCGCCCACCACGGGCCGCGACTGCGTGATGAACCTCAGGCCTTCGACCAACTTTCCGAGGGCCTGAGCCTCATCGGACGTGGTAGGCTCAATGATCCAGCCCATGCCATGGTCCTTGATGATCATCCCCTACTCCTCGCCCTCTCGGGCCGTTGTGGTTTCGCCCTCGCGGGGATCGAACGTCCGCAGAAACACGTCATGATCCATGACGAGCACGTCGTTGCCACGGTCCTCCGGGCAGTAGACCACCACGAGCGCGCCGTTCCGCAACGGCGTGGCGTCGATGGCCAGGGCAAGCCAGCGGTACGGGTGGCCCGTCTCGCGGTGCCGCCAGGGGATGCCGGGGGTGCTCACGCCGCCTCCGGGCCGGGGGCGGGGGGAGTCTCGCGCCCCTGCTCCGGGTAGATGAACGGGGCCAGCTTGAGCAGGTTTTTTGAGTGCATCCCCTGGCGCTCCCCGGAGAGGACGCGGCGAATGCCCATGTCACCCTTAAGCCCAGCTTCCCTTGCCAGGCGGTGAGGATTCCAGCCGCGAGCCACGAGGCACGATCGGATGTCTTGTGCGAGGTCCATGCCTCGGTGCTTATCCAAATGGAGAAATAAAATCAAGAGGACTTGTCCGAACAGGGCCTAGCCAGATGGAGGAATTTTATGCTTACAGTCGCACGCATGGGATTCTATGACGATCTGAAAGAAAACCTGTCGGCCGTCCTCAAGAGGCGCTTTGAGGACGTGCCTTACCGTCTGGCAAAGGCCGCTGGGACCACATCCACGCAGATAGACCGCATCCTGACGGGGGAAAGGCAAAAAAACCTCAAAGCACTGGGAAGAATCCTTGATGCTGCGGGGATGCGCCTCGTGGTTTCCCAAGAGGTTTCCAGTTCCCCGGACTACGCCTTCATTCGCAAAGCCGAGGCCCGCCCGGCGGCCGGTGGCGGTTCCCTGGAGACGAGTGGAGAAACGGAGGGCGGCTTGGCATTCCGCCTGGACTGGCTCAAAAGCCGCACGACGAGCAGCACTGATCGTCTACGGATCATGCTTGTAAGTGGGGATTCCATGTCTCCCACCTTTGAAGACGGCGACGCGGTTCTCGTGGATGAGGGGAACACGGCCCTTGCACCAGATCGCGTCTACGTGATCCGAAAGGGGGACGACATTTACGTCAAGCGGTTCCGCAAGACGCCAGACGCGATGTTGTTCATGGGAGACAACCGAGCACGGGACTACGAGGACGTGCGCGTTGTGCAGGGTGAAGAGGACGGGTTTGCAGTAATTGGAAGAGTGCTGTGGGCTGGAAAGGAGTTATGACATATTATGAGATATGCAACCATGGTTCGAACTCTACTTGCATCAATCCTATTGATGTTGGCATGCTCTTGCGAATACAGTGAATTTAAAAACGAAATGTCTTCCTTGCGCAAGTCCCAGGAAGAACAGGTAGATAAAATTGCAAAAGCAGAGAGCGAAATCGCCAGGCTGAATAGTGAACTAACACAAGCCAAAAACAGGCTGTCTGGATTAAGCAAAGAATTTGGGAGCGCAAGCCTGCTTTCAAACTTGCTTGGAGACTTTCACAGCAGGTTCCCGTCATATTGCGATGTAAATCTAAAGAATAAAAACTTTAACATCATAAGCAGCAAGTATGGGATTTTGATCGTTTCATGCCAAGATGTTACCCCATACAGAGATGGCAGCAGGGTTTTGTTGCACATTGGAAACACAACGAATGCCACACTTTCAAGCGTAACTATTGATGCTACCTGGGGGCCAGAAGAAGATTTTCTTAATGCAGAGTGGCATAGACAACTAAAAGAACATTCATTTACACTATCAAAAGACGTTTTACCTGGAAGGTGGAGCGTTGTGGAACTTAATCTAAATGGGTTTCCACCGGACAAATTACAGTATCTCAACATAAGGATTCAGGCACCGTCTGTGTCTTTGCTTAAACCCTTGCTAGATGCTCATAAGAATTAGCCCCCCCCCACCCCGCCGTCGTGCGGCCTACCCCGACGAGGTGTTTTATGAAGCTCCGCTTGGCCCTGCTCTGCCTCGGGTTCGTGTCGTTTCTCCTCATCGAGGCTTGGCTGGCCTGGGAGCGGTGGAAGAGGGTGCGGGGGTGAGGGGGGGCGAGGGACAACCATTGAAGGGTTCCACCCCAGAACATCCAGCAACTGCCGAGCCTTTTGCCTTGTTATTTTTTGCGCGATCGTTGACAAAGACTCTGGGACCGCATAGCTAACCCTCTCACGCGTGCGAGCATTTCAAGGTGGCGGGTGCGACCCGCCGATAAAGAAACCCTTCGAAATCATTGGAGATGCCCATGGCCAGGCCAATTGAGGCGACACCGGTGCTGAAGGGGTGTGATGCGATCAACTTCATCCAGTCAGCCCAGAGTCCGACACCGTACACCCCTCCGTCATTTGACATGAAGAAGATGCAGGCGAAAGCCAAGGAACTTGCAAAAAGCCGTGCATCGAAATAGCATAACGCTAGAAGATTTCAGGATAAGCCCCGTTGAAGACTTCACTGTCTTTGCGGGGTTTTCCTGTTTGAATGACGGGGAAACGGACAGGGACCTTGATGAATTCATACTGAATGATGCCGAGAGCCACTACAAAGACAAAATTGCTGTAACTTACAAGATGACATTTAATGGAAATGGTTACAGCTTGCTCCTCGGGTTTGCGACGCTACAAAACGACGCTATAACAGTAGAAACCGACGGGACACAGCTTGGCCTTCCTGGCGAGTACAAATATAAATCATATCCAGCAGTAAAAATCGGGCGCATGGGCATAGATAATGCCCTGAGAGGCTCAAATTTTGGCACGCTGTTCATTTATATGCTCAAGATGCTCCTTGTGACAAACAACAGGACTGGATGCAGATTTGTCACTGTTGACGCATGGAGGGACAAGAGAATTGGTGTTGACGTACGCCCGTTTTACGAAAAAAGCGGATTTAAGTTGCTTGAGGTCAGAGATAAAACAAGAAGTACAGTCCCAATGTACTTTGACCTTTCAACGTTCAGTTTGCCATAGCCCCCGGGCCCTCCCCCGAGGGCCTTTCTCATTCCCCCCTGCCCCACCGGAACATTCTGCCTTCCAGCCTGATCTTCCCCTGCGCGAGCAGCTTCTGCACGCTCGCGCCCCCGTTCTCGATCTGCAGCCGCAGTAGCCCCTTGTAGACCTCCAGGACGCGCCGGGCCTTCTGCCGGTCCTCTGGCCTCGCCCAGCGATCAAACGTCAGCACGACGCCCTTGGGGCCGATCCTAGCCTCCACGTGCAGCTCGTCGCGCAGGTAGCGCAGCGGGTCGAATAGGCGGGGCATGAGGAGCCCTACAGGTCGTCCGGCGTCAGCCCCGTGTGCTTGGCGATGCGGGCAAGCATCCGAGGGCCAATCTCGTCATCGTCCCGGAAGGCCCAGGTGTAGGGCGGGTGTGAGGGATGGACCAGCGTCCGGTGTGATCCGCCGTGGCTGTTTCGGACGATCCAGCCCGCGCGAATGAGCGCGGCGAAGACCTTCCTGGCCTTTGTGGCGGGCCAGGTCATGCAAAGCAGAGGTTGCGCAGGCCCGAGGCGTGCACCTCGCCCTGCTCTACCCTGTCGGCCAGGACGCGCAGGCCGAGCGCGAAGACCTTGTCCAGGGCCTCGTCATGGGTGGCCCCGTAGACCATCACACCCGGAAGCTCCGGGATTTCGGCGATCCACCGGCCGTCGTCCTCGCGGTCAATTTCGACCGTGAATTTCATTCCGTCCATAGGGCTCATC